ATCTATACGACTGAAATTAAGCGTACCCGTTGGCTGGTATTTTGAAATTTCTAATCCAAATGGTTTTATAAACATATTTGTTGCATTACCACTCGAATACTGTGTGTGATAGTATGAAGGAACAGCTGTATAATATGGAACACTGGATTTCTTCTCATCGAGTTCGTTTCCGTTTATTTTAATGGTTATATCAGTCGTTAATGACGCTAAAGAATTCGAACCCGCCACATTACTACTGGCAATATATTTGACAGGGTGGTTAAAAATTAATTCTTGAGTTAACTCTCGCGAAGGTAATTGTCTCTGTACTTGAAAAATTAACATGTTGTGTTCGGACAGTGACACTTTATCTCGTTCCTCCTTATCCAGCAAAATACACTGAGAATTGACTTCAAATTGGTATAGGAGTGGTTGAAACATGCTTGATGACCAGTGAATTCTCAATTCGACATCATGGAATTGAAGTGCGGATAGGGGGAGGCTTGTGTTCCATTCCTCACAAAAGAAAAAACGAAATGGGTAAAAATACGAGCCCGTACCCGTTCCACCGTGTAGGGATGCGGCGTAGCTTTTTGCGTATGAATTACTCAATAAATCAATCGCTAAAGTTTCAGAAAATTCTGAATCTTGGGTATCTATAACCCTTCCACCTATTAATAGTTCAACCCGGTCAATTATATCTCGCCAGTCAGTAACTAAAGCCGCCTCATTTGTGTCCAAACGCTTCGCAATCATGTATGTATAACCTAATAAATCAGCCGATCTTTTAAATTTAACAGTTGAAAAGTTATTTGGCTTCACGTCTCCTTCAATAGTTTGAACCTGATTAAAATATGAAAAATTTGTATGTGTTTTAAATCTTGAATTGAAAAATGTGATCGAAGGCTTCCCTGTGATGTGTAAATCTTGGGCGCCGCGTGCCACGAGTTGTGCGACAGCGCCGTTCGACATTCTAGTATTATTATATATTTTATTGTTGGCTCGAATACACGAGTTCATGTAAACATTTTACAGCGTGTGCATGGAACGTCGTTTGTACCATCTCTTCTGGGTTCGTTGACAATTGAAGAATTCTTAAATTATCGTCAGATTCACTCGATGCATATTCGTATTTTTTTATGTAATCAGCCACGGTGTATATTATAGCATCTAAATATTCCTCAATAGCCATCTCAAGCCAGGAATTTTTAGACGTTCCCCAAGTACTCGTATCATCGTTTACGCGTACACCATGTCCGTATTTTTCACGACCGAGATTTAAACGTTCTCGGATTAAGTAATACATCATATTATTTTTAAATTACAAATTATTTCTTTAACAATTTAAAAATAATTATTATCTTCGACGCACAATTGAATCTATTAATATTAAACCATTACCAATCACAGATATTGTCCTTATAATATAACCAACCTCCTGTTCCCGCATCCTAAATTTTCAAAATATTTTATTTTTCTGAGAGCATTTCATGAAATCGAATACAGAAATTCTTCAGTTTTGGTAAAATGTCAGATTCCCACATTTTCTTATCGCGTGGAATATCATGTGACATTCTCTTCTTTTCGTATTGTTCGATGAGAATCGCCTTATCGAGTCCCACCATTTCCATGTATACCTGGCATTGTACGTCTTCATAATCTCTCACAGTTTTAAACAAACCCCTTGTCCTATTTTTAATTTCAACCACACTGTGTGACCCATCTTCATGTTCACGTAATCTATCGATTCTCCCGACGATTTGATACAGTGTTCCTTCAATCTCACAAACATCGTATGTGTAAAATGTATGGTCTTCCACCAGGTCAGTATAATTTGAAGCCGTATTATCCTCGTACCTTATACCATGATTGGTAAAAAGTGTTTTGCGAATATATTCCTTCGCAGAATCCAACTGCTCTTTATCAAACCCCGTGTTCTGCTCAAGCTGATTGGTCACGGCTCTCAGTTTTTGATCGACGCTTGAGCTCCCAGTCGATTTAAAATTTTGCGAATCTCTTAGGAGATCTTGTGCGACAGGAGACGTTTGAATAGCCTGTAAAGCGACTTGTTCCTTCGTTTTTCCGATGAATGTGTCGGGTCTGTATTTCGACCACAGTTCGTTCACGATATCATTTGGTTTTTTGTATGGATTCTTCCCAATCATTCCAGCGACCTCCGAAGCCTTTAAAATAATTTTACGAATACCTATATCTTTCGTTATTGGCTTTCTATCCCTTAGATATTTGTAAACGATACCACACGCCCTCGAATCATTCAACGCATCGTGTGCACCCTCAAGATCACGACCCGTCACCTTTTTATACAGGATCCCAAGCTTCATGTTTTGCAATAAAACGTTGCGGGTCATATCAAGGGAACACACGAAATTTATACGCTTGAACGGCTCAACACTCAAACCATGGCGATAACATTCCGAAAATATGACATCTTCATCGAAACGTGAATTGTGTGCGACTAAGACACTAACCCCTTTAATGTATTCGATGAATGTATTATATATTTCAATGAATGGTATACCTTCGGCTTCTGCGCGGTCGTGTGTGATTCCATGAATCTCCGTAGCTTTTACCTCAAATCCATCTGGGTATGCGATTTGATGATACGACCCTACCTCTCGACCAGACGATGTATATTTGACCAAAGCCAAAGACACCAAACGACAGAATTTAAAATTATCTACGTTCTCTGGAGTTGCCCGAGTACGCGACATTGGGAGACCCGTGGTCTCCGTATCCCATGCTATATAGCTCATTACAAATGATTACCTTTATTTCTTTAATTAACACTATTTAGATATCCGAGAGGTAGAACGTTTAATCATTGTTATTAATTCCTTCTTAGGTAATTTTAGAAGCTTAGAAATCCTGTCTCGAGGCGATTTAACATATGAATCATAGACCTTCTTCTTAATTTTGGGACTTGTTTTTCTATCAGATTTTATTATTTTTTGAATACTTTTCAAAAGTTCACCACGTTTTTTTGCGAATACCCTTTTTTGCCTTTTCAATGCCATCGGATCGGCTGTCACGATGCGTCTATAATTTGCATCTCTTCGTTTAATATTTTGATCTAAACGTGCTTCTCTATTTAATTTTTTAGAATTTACAATTTGAACGTTTGCTTTACCACCTTCCGCCTTAACGTTACCGATTGACTGTTTCACGGTGACAGTCGGGGTTTTTTGTTTCGAAAGAAATTCCAAAATATCCTTCTTCGTGAGTTTGTTATTAGATTTCGCGCTTTTAGAAATGAAGTCCAAAATATTCTTCTTTGAGAGTCCTCTGGTAGATTTAGAAATATTCGTTGCTATTTCGCCAAGTTTTTTATTTTGTTTAATTTCCACCAGAGCGAATTTATCGTATAGCCGTTTAATTTGTTCATTTCTGAACTGTGGATTATTTTTCACCAGGGCTTTCGTCCCATTTGCCGAAGTGTGTGTATTATTATTATTATTATTACTTACCGGTTTAGTAATCTGTCCGCGTTTCAACGCATCAATCTTTTCGTATAATTCTTTTACCTCTTTTTTTGTCACTCCTAATTCTTTTGCTGCCTTGGCATATCCCGCCGCTCGCATCACCTCCATTTTCTTCGCAAATTCCGTTGCCAAAAGAAAGGTTTTAAACATTTCCTGCGAAGGTGTTTGGTTTGGTCCTTTCATCTCATATGGAGTTTCCACCACCGCGTTCGAATTCGGATTGTTCGTCTGTATCCCAACCCCCCTCCTTTTCACCACATTCACCACCTCCTCCCTTTTCACCTTCGTCGCCGCGCGCGCTCGAGTTCGCATTCCCCACGCACTCTGCGCCGCCTTTCGCGCCTTCCTTACCGTCTCCGCGGCGTCCGCCGCCTCCTTCAGCTTCTTCGCCGCTATCGCCTCCGCCTTTCGCGCATTCAGGGCATTTCGTTCTTCGGGGGATAATAGTATTGTTAACTCCTCTATTAACTGAAATTTTGTATAGGTTCTTAACTGACTTTTCATTTCTCGAGCGCGTTTCGACGTCGACGGCGCCGGGGGCTGCTGCCGTTTTAGTATTTCCGTTATAAGTCGGGCCTTGGTAAGCAAGCCGAGATTACCCACGTTATTAAATCTCAAACCTGATGTTCCTCGGGCCGACTTCACACTTGCCAATGTCGCCGAGATGGTGGGTCGGGGTTTCGTAGGTCTCTTAATTTCGACCGACCCGTTCGGGGAGGTCTCTTCGGCAGAATTACCCCCCGACTCCTTACCCGATGGCGACGTACGTCTGCTACTTCTAATGCCCGTACCACCCTCACTATTAGATGCCCTCATAGCAGCCAAACTTCCTGTGGATCCGGGTGTGCTGCGTGGGGGCTTCTTACTCCCTGATCTTGGTGTTGGTGTACCACCACCTTCTGCAGTTGGAGACGCCCCACTGAGACTGTAGTTAGTGGATCCTGCAGTTGACATTATATCTACTATGAGTTAACATTTTTTACGAGATCGTACACGATCGATCCATCGATGATCTCATCTTCGAGCAATATATCTTTCAATTCTTCGAGCTGAGGCCTGTATTTTCTTAATATTTTCATGACTTCACTGTAACACTCATCGACGATTCTCTTGACCTCTATATCGACATCTCGCGCTGTTTTTTGTGACAGTGTTTCCGATTGAACGTTGATCTTGCCAATAGCTGAACTCATTCCGTACGTTAAAATCATCTCGCGCGCGATCGCGTACACTTGGGAAAAATCACTCGTCGCGCCCGTCGTCACGCGCTCCCTGCCGTATATGAGTTCTTCAGCGGCGTGTCCACCCAACGACACTTTAATTTCGGATAATAGATATTCTTTCGTATACATGCCTATATCATCGGTCGTCGGTTGGAAAAAAGTCACACCACCCGCGTCACCCCGCGAGATTATGCTGACTTTACGTACTTCATCGTAATCAGGCATGAGGGCGCCGACGATGGCGTGTCCACCCTCGTGGTACGCGACGCGCAATCTTCGTTTATACGACATTGGTCGATTCGCCTTTACACCTATGACGACGCGTTGGTACGCATCCTCAATTATTTCGGGGGTAATTATGGATGTTCCTTCTCTTACGGAACTTATAGCACACTCGTTCATTAGATTTTCAAGGTCCGCGCCTGAAAACCCAATCGTTTGACGCGCCACATTGTTTAAACATACATCGTCACTTAAATTTTTATTCTTCGAGTGAACGCCGAGTATTTTTTCGCGTCCGTAGACATCCGGTAAGCTCACCTGTATTTTACGATCGAATCTTCCCGGTCGAAGGAGGGCTTCATCGAGAATATCGACGCGATTCGTCGCGCCGATGACGACGATCTCGGACGTGTTATCAAAACCATCCATCTCGGTGAGTAATTGATTGATCGTTTGTTCGCGTTCATCGTTTGCGGCGAAACCGTTATTCGACCGTTTTTTTCCAATAGCATCTATCTCGTCAATAAAAATGATACATGGT